GTAACTACTCTGATCGGGTCAAAAAAGTCCAATTCTAAAGCTGCAATTATGCCTGCGTTGTAGTTAGGGGTGTATAGGTCTAGCTCTATGGAATCACACCTTACGCTGGTCTCTGCTCGGCTGGCTGTATAAGCCTGAGCATAATCTAGGGCTACTGCATCGCTTTGCATTAATAGGTCTTGGATCTGGAAACTATGTATAAAATATTTATCTATTGATGCTTGGTTGATGGCAGTCTGTGGCGTGCCACCTACTCTGGTCACAGTAGATGAGTTAAATACTAAGGTGTCATCTAGCTTCCAATTAGCGTTAGCATAAGCAATACCTGTGCCGTCATCATTAAAAGTAGTTACTGTGCCACCTATTGACCCAGCAGTTACAGCTCTATCTTGAAATACAAACTCGCCATTAGCATCTACATATAATGCGCCATACTCTGAGCTGGCTACAGTCTGCATAGCACCAAGGGATGTGCGTAGTGTGCCTGGATCATTTTGTAGGGTAGTTAGACCTGCATCAATATCACGCATAGTGGCTGGCCAGTCAATTTCATCTAGTATTTGATTTATACGTGTGCCAGATAAGTCTCCAGCACTTGCACCTGGCACAGTAGTTATTTGTGCGTTATTGGCCAATCTAAGCGCATCTACAGCTTGTATAGTTGTGTAGGCCACCTCTGTAGCATCTTTAGGCTGTGTGTTTACATAGCTTGTAATAAAGCCTGAAAATATAGGATAGGTAGTAGCACCATAGGTTGCAGTAATCTGCACCTTTTTCATTGGTGTTAATTCAGTGTAATAAGGGCTAGATGGGTTAGTTGGGTTAAAATCGCCATTCTGATCTACTATGCGTAGGGTTAATTGGCCTGTCTGAAATTGGTCAAATAAAGGATTACGGCCTCTGGTAGTTTGTATGAAATTGATTTGATTAGACACATCAACAATAATGGCTGCCGAGTCCTCTAATATATTAACGTCTAATATCCCAGTGTCTAATATCATCGCCTGGGCAAAGGCTGGCCCTGTTGAAAAGTTTATATAAGCATTAACTATTGGGACTGTCATTGTAGTAATACCAAAGATCCTCGTGGCACTACGCCATTACCCAATTTAATAACATTACCTACGGCATCTTGGATATATCGCTCTAATTCTTGGTTATTAGTTAATACTGCGCCTGTATTTACAGTTACCTGTGGTACTACTGTAGGTGCTGCTGCGGCGGCAGCTGTAGTGGCGGCAGATGGTAATTGTGTTGGTGATATAATTTGTGAGTCAGGTATTTTATTAGTGGTCATTACCTTATTGAGTAATGAATATATATTCTCGGTTGCAGTAGCCAGTTGCGCTCGGTTTGCTGCAAATATGGCTTCAAAATTCTTAGGTAAACTATCAAGGGCTGTAGCTGCTTTGTTTGCATTTTCAGCCAATGCCTTAGCCGCATTACTAGCTTCTAATTCAGCATTGTATTTTTTAGCCAAAGCCTCATTATTGTCTAATATGGCTATTTTGGCTTGTATGCGTAATCTAGTTTCGGCATCGGTGGCCTCGTTTAATGCCTTCATTAAACCTAAGCGCTCGGTATCAAACTTCTCAGATAATTTATCTATTTCAGATTTGGCCTTATTACTTGCCGTAATGATGGCATATTCATCTTTGCGTGCCTTGGTTATATTTTTAGCCAGAATAAGATCGGCTCTAGGATTACCTGACCCATAAGTAAAATTAGATGTTGGTTTTTGTGTTTTACCTATGTCGTAAGCAATAAGACCTACAGTTGCGCCAATTAGTTGTTTTTTGCCCAAAGTTAACAATGCAGTAAGGCCTAGCAAAAACTTGCCAACATCGCTATCAATAATCTGTTTTACTTGACCAATTAACTCGCCCATACCCTTAGTAGTGTTGGCAATAGCATTAGCAAAATTGTTCATTGAGTTAGCAGCTTGATCTATTGAGTTGTCTTTGCTAAGTGCTGTAAGGGCATCAATTAAGCCTTTGCCTATAATCTCAGTTGCATTGGCAGATGCGACCTTTAGTAAATCCATCTTGCCAGCATAGGTATCTAATCTAGCTGCTGCCTGACCTGCAAATTTTTTGTCAAGTGCAGCCATAATCTTGTTCATATCACCACTGGCTATTGTGGCTTTATCTAACCCTGTACCTAATCTTGATAAGGCTGTAGTTGTTCCAGTTGCGCCCTTGGCTATTGCAGCTACAACACTGGCTAAATCTTTACCTGTGCCAGCGCTTACGTTTAACGCAGTCTCTAACGCTTTTTGGCTAAGAGTAATTGACCCAGTAGCGTTTAATAATGTTTGAAATGCTGGCCTTAATTGGTCATCTAATATGCCATATAAAGACTGTAGGCTGGCTATGTAATCTTCAACCTCAGATACTCTAAATGCGTTACCAGTATTTTCTAATTGTACGGCAAGTGACTTGGCAGCCTTTTCATCATTAGCAAACGCATTAACGGCTTTTTTACTAAACGCAACTAAGGCACCTGTAGCAAATAACCTGCCAAGTGATCTGTTTAGCGCTTTGGCTTGTTTATCAAATGCGTTTAGATCTTGCTTACCTTTTTTAAGTGCTTTGCCATTCCAAGTAGCAAGTGCCGAGACAACTACGTTGGCCATTATGCAGCCCTCTTAACTTGTGTAGATTTATTGAAATGCACAGTTGTAGCGTTTATAGCGCCAAGTATTGCATCATAAACTTTGCCAGAATCCTGTGCCCATGCCTTGTAAATTAAGCGACCTTTGGTTTTTCGACCACCTGTGCGCACGCCCTTCATTCTTGGTTGTGATGTTAATGCTGGCATAGATGTTACAAATTGATAACCTGCAAATGGGTTATTAGATGCGTATTCCCTAGTAGATTTGTTATAGGTGTACTCACGTGCCCTGCGTTTACCTTCAAATCCTTGCACTGGGCCAAAGGTCGTGTTAGGTAGGCTTGGATCTATTTGTTGAAATGGCGCTCTACCCTGTGGGTTTTTACGGCCCGATGTTTCATATATGCGACCAGCTCCACTTACGTTGTAAACGTAGTTGCTAACTTTAAAACCATTTTTAAATGCTTGATTCTCGCCTTCGTTATAACCAATACCAGCTTTAACTGTGCCAGCATCATATTTTGGAAATGGCTTATAATTAATCTCTGGGCTAGGCTCTTTAGTCCAACCTGACAATACCTCAGCATTACTTGGGACAAAACCTTTAGCCTTAGATGCCACATTACGCATTAGCGGATCAATAGCACGTCTAATCCGCTCACGCATATCTTTATCAATAAAACTTAGACCAGCCAGGACATCTTTAACGCCTACGATTTCTGCTGGCATTTCGAATCTCCTTAGCTCTGTCGGTTAGCACCTGTATAATTGCGCTATACATTTCGCTATCCATGTCTATAAACTCTCTAGGCGGTATCCCAGTCTCCACGCTCAGTTGAGCGATTGAGTAGAGAATCGATGACCGCTCGATTATTTTTTTTCGTCATCCAATACTTCTACTGTGTCAAGTGTGTCGATAAACTCCACACCCCACAAAGGTATTTGAGCGCCAGCCCTGCGTAAGCATTCATAAGCTAACCAAAATATCTCGGTCTGCCTCTCATGCTCACGCAAGACTTTGCTAATACCTGATCCGTACTTCTGTTCAAAAGCGTACTCGACACCTGGTGTTATCTTATGCTCGGATACTTCACCATTAGCCCTTGTTATCTTTAGCTTTGCCATTATTACTCCTTAGTTAGAATGCCACCGATGGAGACACTGTTACAGCGGAGTTTATAGTAAATGTAACGCTAGAGGTAGCAACCTCGGCCACGCCACCCTGACCTAGTGGGGTCAAGTTATTTACTAGGATTGAGAATTGATAAGTTGGGTTAGCAGCTGATACTGCTGTGCCCTTAACTGTAATAACTGATACTGATAGGGTCTTGCCAAATGCATCGTTTAGAGTTTGCATTACCTGTGCAGATGCCCAGTCATTTAAGAAATCGATTGTAAAGGTGCCTGATTGTAGGCCAGCCACAAACTTGTGTGCTGTGTCGCCCATCGCTGTAACCTCTAGCTCATCTACGATCTGGTTAATTACCGCATTAGTCACGTATGAACTGATGTCAACTGATGGTGTGGTTGGTGCAGCATTAGTAGCCAACTTAACACCAACATTATTATTTAAGTATATTGCCATTGTTATTCCTCATCTTTCTTTGTTTGTGCTGTTGGTTTTGGTGCGTCTTTAATTTGGCCTGTCTTAATTAAGAAGGCTAAGTCCTCTGAATGTGCCATGTTAACTCCAACTCGTTAGGATTGATACTGTTATCTCGCTAACCAATAGATCGCCACTGGCTGCGTTAACGATCGCTGGAGCTGAGACACTTGATATATTATAGGTCAGCGTTGATGCTGCTAACTTTGTTACTACGGCCACGATGTAGTCCTCTATGCCGTTTAGATTGCCTTGATTGTCAAATGCTGGTTTAGTAATTAAAAGTTTGAAATTAGCCAGAGGTGATATAGCAGTTTGGCTATTATTGTTAGGTGTTAAATACGGATCGCCAGGAGTAACTACAACTGCATTAGCCAATAATGTTGCAGGCGGGAATGCAAAGGTTGACCATACTCCTGCATTTGCTAGAGCTGTTGCAAGTGTGCCACGTAGCGTGGTTATTGCGCTTGGCATTAGCCCACCAAAGATGCTGGTGCAGCGTAAGGCTGGATGAGACCTCTGATCCTATTTATCATCTGGTAACCCATGCGATAAGGACTTGCAGATATCCCATCCATGCCTACGCCCCCAGTCTGGCTGACTTGCCTGGCTTGGAAAATATCCACTGCCAGTACCATGGCCGCCTCTCTTATAGCTGGGATCACAGCATAATCCGCTTCTTTTGTGTCTTGTCCTGATGCTTTGCCGTAAGGCAAAATTCTGTGGAATGGGTCGTCTGCGTGTGTTTTAGCAAACTGAATAAAACTGTAGCCATTAGGCCATTGGTAATTACTAAAGAATGACCAGAATGCTGTTGATATAGATACAGGTATCGTAATACCAGGTATTGTGCCTGTGATTGTGTGTTGTCCACCATAAATCGATCCGCAACCTTCGATGGCTACGCTTTGTCCTTTTACAAATATGCCAGGATTGGCTAATACTAAAGTGGCTACGTTGTCTTGTAATCCTGCTGCCACAACAGGTGCATCATTAAACCAAAGATATTGATTGAGTAGGTCTTGCGCTGTTTGGCAGACTTCCTCAACTATAGCCGAGGTATAGAGACTACCAATACCAAGATTGCTGCGTAACTCAGCTTCGGTAACGTATGTGGCTGGCATCTCTACTCCTTATCTATAAAAGCTCCCCCAGGGCTAGGGCTACTAAACCCTGAGGGATTACTTATTTGTTAATTAGGCCTTTGCGTACTTGATAATTCCGTAAGGCATCTTGGCGATTGTTGCCATAAATCCGTAAATCGCAACTTGTACCTGTAGGTTAGATACAACGTTTACAGACATGTAAGCCTGTGGTGAGCGATATACAGTAAATGCTTCTGGTGCAAGGATGATTGCAGAGTTATCATCAAATGTGGTAGTTGAGAAGTTCTTATCTACGTATAGATCAAGTCCTAATACATTTCCACGGATAGATGATGGACGTACATCACCAGCTGCGTTCATTGGTTGAATCGCATTGTAAATTGGTCGCTTTGTTGAATCAACTGCGCCCATCAATGCTTGCCATTGTGCTGGGTTTCCGATGTAGTTTTGTGCAAAGTAACCTGTGTTAGCATACACAAATTTTGCAGCTTCAGAAGTGTAAGCAATAATTCCATCGCTGTCTGCAGTAGTTCCTGTGCCATAAGTACCAGCTGCAATTAACGCATTTAATACAGCTGTATCAATAGTTGTTAAATATGCGTTTTGTAGCTGTTGTGTTAGCTCTGCGTAGAAGTTAGGGTCAGATCTCTCCAATAGCTCTACAGATAGCGTGTTCATGCCACTGTACTTGGAGACTGTACCAGTTAGGTACTCAGTAACCATACCTGTATTAGATACTGCGCCTGCTTCTGCCTCTACTGTTACTGTAGGTGCTACACCATTTCCGCCACCTGCTGAAGTAACAAGTGATGGTACGTTGATGGTCATACCTGATGCTGGCAGTGTGCCTTGTGAACATGCATCGATAGCTGGTGTGCCAAAACGTGTGTTGGTTACAAACTCAGTTAGGTATTGAGTTGGGTTGAATGCTGGGTTTGTTGAAAATGAATCATCTGCTGCTGCGATAAATAGTTTTGACTCATCGCTACCTAGTGCAGCCTTGATTTTGTGCTCTGTGTACTTTGCCATTGAATCGATAGGCGTACGTACTTTGGTTTGAATAAGTGGTGCTGTAATTACAGGGCGTGCAGCTTCTACTGTAGGAGTAGCAGCCTCGACCTTTGCTTCTTGTGGCGCTGTTGCTAAATCTTCCACAGGAGCCTCGCTTTCTGTTGTTTGATTTGTGTCCTCTGCTTCGTTTTCACTAGCAGCAACTTTAGTTACTTGTGCAGCGGTAAACGCTGGTGACTCGACTAGGCTAACTTCTCTTAATGTTGCGCTAGTTACATATAAATACTCTTTTTTCTGTACAGATTTATTCACATCAACTCCGACAGATAAACCATCAATTAACTGCTCGCCAGCCAGGATTAACGCATCTTGTCCTTGCATTGAGTTAGAAATTTTAAATTGTGCGTAAATGCCATCCTCTGCCTGGTTAAATTTTTGCATTCTACCGATAGGGCGCTCTGGGCTGTGTTGCATAAGCATCTTAATCTTGCCTGGGTCACCTATCTCGATTGAGCCTTTAGCAAATACCACTTTACCGACTGAGGTATTACCGACTTCCTCAAATGGCACAATTTTGCCAGCGATAACTCTGCGCTCGCCATCGGCAGCTTCTACCTGGCTACTGAATGTAAGTTTCATTTTCTGTTTCTCTCCCATTAGGTGTCATTTGTTCCATCTCTTTGGCTTCCTCAACATCGATTAAGCCCAAGCTAATCATTTTCTCTATTGCCTCTAGTCGCTTCATTGTGTCTGCACGTAAAAACGATTCCTCAATAGCAAACTTAACTACGTGGCCACGTGGGGTTATATCATCCATGCTCAAACGATCCTCGATAGCGCAAATAAACGGCTGTAGTGAGTATGCAACAAATTCTTTACGGCCATCTATGATATTTTGATAAGTCATGCTGTTATTCATGTCTGCACTTATGTAATATGCAGGTACATTCATCGCACGTGCTATCTGTGTTGCTAAATACTGTTGTGCCTCGTTATACATCATGTCTTTAGGACTAAAGCCTGTTGTTTCATAGGATAATGTGCTAGTTAAATATGCTGTTGATCTATTTAGTCGGCTTTGCTTCCATTGTGCTAATAATCCTGATACTTGTTGCTCTGGTAAATCTGCGCCAGTGTTTTTAATGTAACCACTTGGCATTGGAGTTTGTGCAGATACAGCTGCGGCCTTTTCAATATCTAAAGCGCTTTGTATTGTGCGTGCTGCTGTTGTTAATACACCTTGTGTTAATCCTTGGAATGTGATAAGTGAGCCAATACCTGACATTGGAGCTTTAACGCCATCAACAAAATACTCGTCAACTTCTGTACCGAATTTATTTGTCGTAAATGTAACTCGATTGTTGGCAACCCATTCAAATCGTGATGGTCTTAAATCATCTGCATACAATTCTGTAACTCGCCAATATGCGACACCATAAAACAGCAAACTATCGACAGTCCAGGATATTGTGACGGATCTAGGTTGTCGATAGTCTGGCTGGTCGATCCACAGAGGGTTCCCCAACTCCTCACCATTAGACTTTTTGTAAAGTTTTAATGGCAGGTAGGACACTACACCAGCTATAAGGTTTCTGCACCTGGAAACTGCGGGCACCTGCATAGCGAAATTACGATCTAATCCACCAGGGAAATTACCGACACCAGTTGTAAATGAACCATAGCCGTAGGCTGTGTCCATAATAGCAGGGGCGTATTGCGCTTCGACAGCTTCTTTATTTTTGGTTATACCCAAAGCAGACAATAAACCCATATAGGTATTTTATACCATAAGTCGGACATTTAGTGCAAATTACACAAAGATTTGCGCAGTTTGTTGTGGCTTAGTTAATTGGCTAACCACCATAGCCAAAGATATTGCAGCTGTAACATCACCAGCGGACTTGCGCCTAATAATGCGCCAGCCAGCATCATTTGTCTTAGCAGCGCAGTTGTTTAGGTGCTGTACTAGTTCAGGTTGTCCAGAATGCACTAATCGGATATTAGCCAGGGCATCTGATAAATCGCTACACGCCTGGTAAAACGCCTGGCCAGATACATCAAGCATACGCCAACCGCTTTGTTCAAGTCTGGTAGCAATAGTTTGCGTGGCGTATTTGTCATAACAGATAGTAGTCGGATGATACTTGCGTGCCCATTCATTTATGTCACTGGACATTTTTATCTCATCAATAGCCACTTCACTTTGCCATAATTGAGCTAAGCCAACGGCTATTTTGCCATCCTTCATTTGACCCATAACCAAAGCGCCTGATCTCCTAGTAGGTGCAATATCAAATGCCATAATTGTTTGAGGTCCGACAGGTATTTCCAGGCTACTATCACTACATGCTTCAATAGAGCCATATACCCAGGGACTGACAGTGCTATCTACCCACTGGCATAACATCTCAGTACGTGTAGCTTCTATGCTGTTTGTATTTACAGCTTCCTCTAGCGTTTGCTCTGTTACTAAATATCCTAGTGCTGGGTTGGCCATAGCCCATGCTTTACGATCATGGATTTTGCAGTGTTGTGGTGCCGACCATTCGTAATATCCTAAAGTCGCTGGTGGATAGGACAAAGATCGTTCACGCAAATCATTTAACACTGTACTAAATCCATCACCAGCGTTACTAGTCATTAAAGTCATTGAATTAGGTCTGGCACGTGTTACTGGTAATGCAGCTGTAAATGCTTCCTCACTCCATTCACGCAATTCATCAAGATATAAGAAATCAGCAGTTTTTCCACGTGGCGCGTCTCTGGTAGCTGCAGCAATTTCATATCGACCACCATTTTTTAATGTTACTGATTCTTGTCCGTTTGCTAATCGTATTTGTCTGACTTGATCTTTTAAAAATGGATTATCCTCTATTGTGTATGCAACGTTCCTAAATGTATCTAATGCCATGTTGCGGTTAGAGGACATACCTAAAACATTTTTGCTGCCCCATAAGAATAAATGAGCCAGGATGAGCATACGTGCTAGGTGAGTCTTGCCAGATTGCCGTGATACTAAGATGAGACCTGTTTTTTTAATAAATTGATCTTTGTCATCAACAGTAAGTAAATCGTCTAGCACCCAGCGCTGCCAGGGTATAAGCGGCATGCCTATTTTCTCAGCTAGGTCTGCAACTTCCTGTGATTTTGTGCGGCCTTTAAGTAGGGGCGTGTGGATTCGAGGCTCGGTGCTGCCAATTAACCCGACCCCTCGTTTATTCTGGCTCGATTCCGTATCAGTTTGCATCAAAGTTAAGCGTATCAGGTTTATTAAAAGGTGAGTCTGGCACTGTGCTGGTGGTCTCAGGGAGAGAAGGTTTGAAAAAGACAGGGGGGGTCGCCTTC